AGGAAACAGTGGAGATCGGCGTGGACAAGCGCACAGGCGAGATCCGCACGGCCCAGGTGACCGGCGTGCGCACCACCGACGCGGCAGGCAAGCCGGTGATGTTCCGCACAGACCCAGGCTTCAACCATGCGCCGGGTACCGGCCTGGCTGAAACGCTGAAGCGCAAACAGGCCGCTGCCGGCCTGCAGGAGGTTTGAGGTGTTCACCGTCCAGTTGGAGCACCAACGCCTGCAGGAAACCCTGCGCACCATTGAATGGGCCGTGGGTGACCTAGCCCCACTGATGCGCGGCATCGCCGCTGAGTTGGCCAGCCAGACCGAGGAGAACTTCGAGGAGCAAGGCAGGCCCGACTGGACGCCGCTGTCGGATGTCACGACCGAACGGCGCAAAAAGTCCGGCACCTGGCCTGGGCAGATGTTGCAGGTGAGCGCGGCTGGTTTGGCTGCATCCATCTCCAGCCAGTCGGACGACAGCTCCGCCCTGGTCGGCAGCAACAAACCCTACGCGGCCATGATGCAGTTCGGCGGCGACAAGTCCGACTTCCCCCACCTGTGGGGCGATATCCCCAGCCGTGCCTACCTGCCAATGGATGCTGAAGGTCAGCTGCAGCCCGAGGCAGAGGAAGCCATCCTCGATCTGGCCATGGATCACCTGAAAAGAGCCGCCCGCCTGTAAGGCCTTCTGCTGCGTTCTGCGGGGGCATGCGCTCCGGTTCATCGCCCCACACCCCATAGAATCGCTGTAAAGGCTTTATAAAGCCGTATTGCCCCGTTCCCACCCTAGCTCTCGGATGCAAATCCAGCAGAGCGTCGCGAATCCCCCGGAAAACTCTTTAAACCCGATTAAAAGTCTGCAGCCGACTCGGCCGGCAGGCTGTGCGCATGTACTACCACCCAAGCGCGCAGCCCATGAAGCCAATCCATATCTTCAAGCCCGGTAAGCACGTCGCCATGAGCGGTGTGAGCCTCAACTTCAGCGAGTCCGACCTGGCCGCAACGGTGCGTGCCTACGACCCGGCATTGCACGAAGCGCCGTTGGTGCTCGGTCACCCCAAGCACGACGCACCGGCCGGTGGCTGGGTCAAGTCACTGGCCAGCAGCGCCGATGGTTTGGTCGCCGAGCCGCACCAGGTTGCCCCGGAGTTCTCCGAGCAGATCGCCAGCAACCGCTTCAAGAAGATCTCCGCCTCCTTCTATCACCCCGACGCGCCAAACAACCCGGTGCCGGGCGTGTACTACTTGCGCCATGTCGGCTTCCTCGGTGCCCAGCCACCAGCGGTGAAGGGCCTGCGCCCCATCGAGCTGGCCGAGGGCGAGGAAGGCGTCGTCGAGTTCTCCGACTACGGCCACGAAGTAGGTGCCAGCCTTTGGCGTCGCCTGCGCGACTGGCTGATCTCCGACCGAGGTCTGGAGGTGGCCGACCAGGTCATCCCCGACTGGCAAATCAAATCCCTGGACGAAGTCGCCCGCCGCGAAGACGAGCAGCAATCGGCCTTTTCCGAACCAACCCCAACCGCAACCACTGAGCCATCGACCGTAGAGGAAAGCACTGTGACGCCCGAAGAAATTGCCGCCATCCAGGCTGAAAACCTGCGGCTGAAGAACCAGGTGCAGCTGCACCAGGATCAACAGCTCCAATCCCGCAAGGAATCCACTCATGCCACCAATGTGGCGTTCGCCGAGGAACTGGTGGCCGCTGGCAAGCTGTTGCCTAAGCACACCGCCGCACTGATCGCCTGTCTGGACTTCGCTGAGGACGGTGATACCCCGCTGGAGTTCGGCGAAGGTGACGCCCGTCAGCCAGTGTCCGCAGGCCTCAAGGCCATCTTTGGCGACCTGCCGCAGCAGATCGATTTCGCCGAGCAGGCCAGCGGTGCCCGCCGCAGTGGCGACGCACAGGTCGCCGACCTGGAGTTCGCCGAGAAGAACACCGATCCCGACCGCCTTGCCCTGCATGCCCGCGCCACTCAGCTGGCTGCAGACAAGAACATCCCCTACGAGTCGGCCGTGCGCCAACTCATCACCCAGTAAGGAGTTGAGCAGCCATGCCTGACCGTCTAAAGCAACTACGGATCGTTGATCCGGTACTGACCAACATCGCGCGCGGCTATCGCAATGCGCAATTTGTCGGCGAGGCACTGTTCCCGCTCGCTGATATGGACAAGGAAGCGGGCATCGTGCCGCTGTTCGGTAAGGAAGCCTTCCGCCTGTGGGACACCGAGCGCGCTATTCGTGCCCAGTCCAATGTGATGACCCCCGACGACAGCAACACCCTGGACGTGGTGCTGCGCGAGCATGACCTGTCCTATCCGGTGGATTACCGCGAACAGGCCGAGTCGATGTTCGACGCCGAGTCCCGCGCGGCTAAGCGCGTCAAGGAAGCCATCGACCTGCGCCGTGAAGTGTCCTGCGCTGCGCTGGCACAGAACGTCAACACCTACCTCAGTGGCGGCAAGGTTGCTTTGGCTGGTGCCAGCCAATGGAGCGCCAATGGCGGCGATCCTGTGGCGGTGGTCGAGACCGGCAAGGAGGTGGTGCGCTCGCGCATTGGTGTGCGCCCGAACACCATCCTGATGGGTGCCTCGGTGTACGCGGCGTTGAAGTTCCACACCAAGCTGCAGGCCGCACTGGGTGGCAACGAAACCAAGCTCCTCACCCTGGAGCATCTGCGCGCGCTGTTCGGCATCCAGAACATCGTGGTTGGCGAAGGCCTGGCCGGCGACACCACCACGGCGGATATCTGGAGCGACAACCTGGTGCTGGCCTATGTGGCTCAGCAAGGTGCGGGCGAGAAGTCGGACTACGAGACCCCGTCCTTCGGTTACACCCTGCGCAAGAAGGGCATGCCGGAAACGGACAAGTACGACACCAACGGCGGCAAGGTGCGCTATGTGCGCCACACCGACATGTACAAGCCCGTGGTGGTTGGCGCTGACGCCGGCTACCTAATTTCAGACATCGTCGCCTGAGGTGAGCCATGAGTGATAAAGCCAAGGCTTACCGCATTGTAGGCATCGACCTGGACATCGACGGCGAGCGCGTCCCCGAGGGCAGCGAGATCGAGTTGGTGGCTGAGCCCGGCCCACGGCTGGCGCGTTACCTGGAGCCCATCGAGAGCGCCGCCCCGGCCAAGTCGGGCAAGAGTGCCAAAGCCTCTGAGGAGACCAAAGTATGAAGTCGCAACAGGTAATCCTGACCATCTCCGTGGTGGCCGCAGTCGAGCTGCCCCGCCGTCGTTTCGTTGGCTTTGACGGTAACGTCTGCGCCAACGGTGCCAAGGCGCTGGCTGTGGTCGAGGCCGACACCGCTGCAGGCAACGTCGCCCCGGCCAACGTCCAGGGCGTGATCCTGGTGGAAGCCGGTGCGGCTATCTCGGCCGGTGCCGAGGTGCAGTCCGATGCCAGCGGCAAGGCCATCATCAAGGCTGCCGGTGCCAGTAACGGCATCGCCTGGGACGCCGCCACGGCGGCTGGCGATGTGATCCGCATCGTTCGCGGTATCTGAGGTTAGCCATGCACTACTGCACCCGCGCCGATATCGGCAAGGCCATCCCGGAGCTGACGCTGATTCAGCTCTCCAACGATGACCCCACCGCCGAGCTGCCCAATGAGAGCGTGATCGAGGACGGCGTCCGCCAGGCTGAAGAGCTGGTGGACGGCTACCTGCGAGGCCGCTACGACCTGCCGCTCGATCCGGTACCGAGCGTGCTGCGCGATGCCGTGGTGTACCTAGCCCGCCACTGGTTGTACCAACGCCGCCCCGAGGGAGCGCTCCCTGAGGCGGTGAAGGACAGCCGCAAGGACACCCTCAAGCTGCTGGAGAGCATTCGTGATGGCGTGGTCACCCTGGGCATGCCCACGGGTGAGGCCGCACCGGAGCCGGGCAAGATCCGCGCCCGTGCCCGTCGCCAGCAGTTCGGCAATGACTTTTTGGGGCGCTACTGATGGATAACATCCCTGTTTTTCACCCTGTAGGGCGCGCTGAAGCGCGTCCCGATCCTCTCCGGGAGGCTCGGTGATGAGCCAGACCGAGCAGCTCCTGGATGCGATTGTCGAGCGCCTGAAGGCAGCAATGGGCCGCGATCTGATGGTGGAACTGTTCCCGGAGAACCCGGCGCAGTACCGCCTCAATCACCCACGCGGAGCTGTCCTGGTGGCGTTCGGCAAGTCGACCTTCGGCGGCTCCCAGGCCACCGATGCGATGTTCCAGGAGCGCAACCTGGTCATCAGCCTGACCCTGGTGTTCCGCCAGCTCAACGGCAAGGACGGTGCGGTCAGCTACCTGGACCGCATCCGCGACACGCTGACTGGATGGTGGCCACCGCATTGCGACCAAGCCTGTCGTCCGGTCTCTGAGCGTTTCATCGGTCACCTGCAGGGCGTTTGGCAGT